TTTGCTTACCCCGACAGACTACCACCTGACAGGATTACTCAGGTCCTCTACGTAGCTATCAATCACCTGCTCATTTCCCTCAAGTTCAAAGAGGTTCTCCCAATCAATGTTGTGTGGGTTGAAATCTTCTAGAACCTCAATGTCCAGCGTAATGCGATAACGCTGCTTCTGTGCCTGACTGATAGCGACTGACATAAGTGTGTCCCGGTGGTGATGACTTTACTAGTATAGAATGCCTGAGTGATATTGTCAATCTTCCAATCAGTATTTATAAGAAAGACTGATATTTTTGCGTTGTCAATCCCTGGTAAAACTTATCAGCGCCCCCTTGACATTTCTGCGAATTCGTGATAGACTGCTCGCTAAGATCACAAGACTATGAGACATTTAATTGATCATAAGTATCACCCTATGACACATTTAAAAGCACATAAGTTCAGGGTCTATATGACATTTAAGTACACACTTTTCCACAGAAATACACCTTAATACACAGGTTATATAATACTTTTCCACAAGGGTGTGGAGAACTCATATACATTTAAAAACACATTTAAATAATAAAAAAAGACTAATCTTTATATATTAGAGCAAAAAAGGGGTGATTTTAACCCCTTTATGTGTTATTCAGTTGTTTTACTATCTAATCAGTATAGTGCCTCAATTGCTTCTAGGATGAGTAGAATATCATTACCATTCTCAGCAGTTTCGAGAGCAGCAAGAAGATCAAACTTAGACATGAAAAGTGTTAGATAAGGTGTGTGATTGTCTGGGACTTACCGATGCAATGCTAACGCGCCCAGGGTGTTAATTAAGAGGATAACATATCAGATAGAACATCTTCTCCATAGCAATCAATAATCTCTTCTTTTAGATCATCCATATCATAATCTTTAAGGTTTTGTTCAATACTTTCAACAGCAAAAGTAATTAAAGAATTCATATCCATTCCTTCTACAATCATCTCTGCATAAGCATTCTTCAGTTGATCGATTTGATTGAGTGTCATCATTTTAGAAAGTGTGAGTGAGTGTTACTTAGTGACTATACGAAGGTATATCCGTTAGTAAATGTTTCGTTCTTATAGACATTCTTTCCATTGATTGCACCAACAAAAAGTCTTACATACCACTGAAAGTCTTTCTGAAATACACCTTCTCCAGTGACACAAAACTCAGAGCAAAGTGCATTCAGTCTGCTCTTTGTTGTATTGGACTGATAACCACCATCAAAGATAGTCATTGTATCATCAGTGATTTCTGCAATCTTGTTGCCGTGAAGACGTACAACAGAGACGTTTTCCTCTTCATTAAAGTGAACAGTTGTGTTTGCATTTGACCAGTTCTCATTATTGTGAATTGCGGCACACATTTGGGATTCGATCTTACGCATGAGTTGTGAGGTTGTGAAAGTTTTGATGGGGTGCTGTCCCCTTGACTCTTTAATGATACACGATTTTGAGAGTCTGTGGGAGATTAGTGGACACCTTGCAGACTGGCACAATAGTTGTTGTAAAGAACCTCCTCTAATCTATATGCTTCTTCTTCTCTCTCAGTCTCGTCATTTACACCCCATTCATTCTGGTGAACATGGACAAGTTCGTGGAGAATAGTTTTAATGTGTTCCTCTTTTGTCAGGTCATTATGTATCTGCACGAATTGTTCATCACCATTAACCTCAGTAAATCCTAGGGCATTCTCATCACTTAAGTCTTTATGATAAATTTCAACGTCGCTTGCAATCTCGTAATGCTCGGTAAAAAAATCATAGACCTTGGAAGTAATACTGAGATGAGGAGAATTACCAGAAGTGAATAACATAAAAGAACTAAAGAGAATTGATAGAACGTTGAATTGATTCGTTTCGATCTTGTATGATCTGAATCATGTTACTATCTAACATTTCGATCATAAGATTAGCCCCAAGAATAGTAAACAAGGCAAGAAAGAAAATTCGCATGATCACTCTTCGATGGTAACAGATTGAATTATAAAGTTAGGATTGAGGCGATTACATGTTGCAATTGCTTCCTCTTTTGTTGCTTTAATGTAACTTAGACAGTCATTCATAACCCAACCATTAGTACGATGAAATTGACCATGAAGAAGGAATTTAGTCTCTTGCATTGTTATCAACCTCCAAACATTTGATCGAAGAGTGATTCTGTTCTGTGATTACCATCAACTAGTGTCATTCTTTGTGACTCACGAAGATTAGCAAGAAAGTGAATCTGTGCTTGAATGTCATCAACCTCGTTCTGAAGTTTTTGCTTTCGGTAGTTCAACTCCATGATAGATTTGTTGATTTCGATTGTGTTCATAGTCTTACGAATTGTGAGAGAATTGAGTTGTTCTTTATTGTTCATATCTTATTTTGTTGCAGCAAACAGGTGAAAGATTTTGCTTTGAATATCATTGGCAATCTCAGATTCAGAATCGCCGTAATCAGAAAAATCGCTCATTGCGCTGCTGATTGCCTCCCATTCTGCATCAGTAAAGAATTCGGAGATAGAGCGGAGATCGGTGGTTGTTTTGTTCATGTCTGTATTATTGCAGGTTTGAGGGTGGATTGCAAGCGGGGTTGTGCCAGTGCGTCAATTGGTTTTTTTAGAGTCCGTTGAGATACTCTGCTAATTCCTCATCGTACTGCTCTTGCGTGTCGAACGTGCGACCATGGATCACACAAGGGAACGTCTTATCAAGACCGGCAGAGGCAACCATTTCGCAGTCTTGACGATCGTAACCCATCTCGACTAGGTTGTTCACGTAAGGGTTGTTTGATTTCATAAGATTGTGAAGATAGGTTTTGATAAGTGACATAATCACCAACGAGTTTGAATCAGTGCAGAGTTAAAGAGTTGTGGTTCTGTATGAAGATCAGTCACTTCATACTTATAACCCTCAACACGACTCTCAACCTCTTTCTCAAACGATTCTTTGTTGATGTAGGACTTAGATTGCATGTCATTCATGAATGTTACAGTTTTATACATTAGACGCTCGCTGATACTTCCATCGGCATACTTGACGGGGTAGAAGTCAACAACCATGTTTCCGTGCTGTGCTGTGAGTTGCATCGGGTTGAATCCGTTTCTTTGACTCTTTAATAATACATGATTTTGACCCCTATGGGGGGATCAGTGGACACTTTGACCAACTGTCCACCAGCGGTGGCAAGGGATCTGGGGATGATATAAACTGATTTTTCAATATTTTCGTTTGAAATGGGTGTTACGTCATCCCCGCAACTCCCGATATGGAAAAATCACTAAATGATGCTAACTTCCCACGATTGGATTGACTCCTATTACTTTTGCCTTAGGATTGCGAGCGCAGGCTGTTTCTTTTGCATCTTGATTGTTGACTGCTTGTACTTCTTCAGTGAATACTTTGCCACCGACGTACAACTTAACTTCCCATTTCATAGTGGTGAAAACAATTTAGTGGATGAGATGATTAACAAGAACGTGAGCATGATTACCACGTCCCATGATTTTGTTCTGATGAAGAATGGCACAGAGATAGCATCACCAACAAACTGCATAATCACTCCTAATGATAGATTCACATGTAGGATGATAAAATATGCAGTGACTACAAGAAAGGATCCTATGATTCTGCCAGCGGTGTCAATCTTCATCGTACATAAAGGAATGAACCATAAGGATCAACGATTTCAGGTTGATCAACTAACTGCTCAATCTGGAATCGAATGCCTTTCGCAGGTGCCTTGAATGATGCTGGTTTGTAACATGCACCAGACTCTTTGTCGATGAACATGAACACACCGTTGTTTGAAAAACTGTTGTCAGCATGAACCCTGAATTGATTCACTTTGATATATTTTTTACCTACACTATATTCTAACTTAGAGTATGAAGTATGTCCAGATTCAGTTGCATTAACTTTCCATTGATTGTTGACGACCTCAAGCAAACATTCGGTGAGATATTCTGTTTTGGATTGAGTAAGTGTGTTCATGATGTTAGGTAGAAGGATGAATGATGAAGCGATTAGAGTGAGTTAATCGCTTCATTTAAGATCAGAAAGGGTTAGACCATGACTCATACTTTTTCATGGTGATGTAACCTTCTTTGCAAAGTGCATCAGTAAAGATACCCCATGCCTCAGACTTAGCAGCACTATCAGTCGCACGTTTTGTGCCCATAGTGCTCCATTTCCAATTGTAACGAAATTGCTCTAGTGCTTGGGCTTTGGTGATGGTTCGCATCGGTTGAATTCCTTTGACTCTCTTAATATACACGATTTTGAAGCGAGATCAACCGGTACTAGACCAGTTCGGCAACTGGTTGGATTCTCTTCATGATAGTCTTGTATGTTGCTTTGCTAAGTGATTTTCTGTGAACTTGAACAACAATTGGACGAGGATAGTTTGGGTGAATGTATAAACGATGACTCCCAGTTTGTCTCATAAAGATACAACCGAGAGCGATCATTTCCTTTTCAAGTTGTTTCCAACTGATCATGACGAAAATTTATTGTGAGTAGAAGAGACCGGAACCTCTCCCATGAACCCACTATAACAGAGACCGAAACCCGATGCGAGGTCTGTAACAATTCGTCATGATTTTGTTTTTCTGCTGGGTTGGTGGTATGCTGTGCCATCCCTGCTGTGCTGTCTTGAGAACCCTGACCACCACTAGAGCAAAGACCTGTTTTTTCCATATTTTTGTCTGTTAGGTGTGATTGGTCATCCCCGCAACTCCCGATATGGAAAAATCACTAAGTATCATCCATGGTTCTCCATAAACTCATCTAGTGTGTAACCTTCTCCAGTTGATGTTTCTTCGATTAATTCTTCAATGGTAAGTAATTCCATCTTCAAACGATATTCTTCTGGAGTATCATCTTCAGGATCATAATCATCATGGCAGAGATAATCCCACTCATGCACAAGTGCATCAATTAGTTGTTCTTTAGTGTATTTCTTATCAGACATTTGCGAATCTCCCGTTGTTAAAGTTTGCATGTGAGAATTGCTCTCGGTTGACCAGTTTGAACATACCAAACTCATTGGTCTTGACATAACCCTCGCCACCACATTGAAGGTCACCAATGTATGCACTAGGTCCGTTGTTACGCATCAAGAATAACATGTCATCTTTGATGGACTTGATCAAGAACCAGTAACTAATCAAACGAGAGTTGTTGAATGTTTCTGGTACAACTTCACGACCTTCACGAATACACTTATTCAGTGCTACTTGAAGTTCTGCTGCCTCTTTCTTGTCTGCAAATGTCACCATCTGTGCCATTTGACGGGCAAAGCCCACAATCTCATCAAAATCTTCATCGACTTGCCAACACTCAGGTTGAACAAACTTACACGACTCAGTATCATCAAAAATCTCCATATCTACCATATCATTGATAACGTAGGCATCTTTCATGTCACCATCAGTCGCATACAATGTATGAGGCGCGATGACAATGTTTTGATGAATTATTTCATCAAAGACGTAAGTAATCGTATTGGGGCAGAAAGTATCATCACCACCAAACCCAATAAAATCACCTTGAACAATCCCGTCGAAACTAGGAAGACAATCAAAGCAATGGTGTAATATATCAGCAACATTGCCAGAATGATTAACGTCAATGTCAGAATGTGTTTCGTTAATCTTGATAAGTTTCTTGTTAAAGACCGATTTTGTACCAACAAAGAATCGACCTGTCTGCGGATTCGTACCCCATACAATCGCAGGAGCGCCATCGATCTTCGCAGAGATTTCACCATTAGAAAGGAACCAATCAAGAACAGAAAGATCACCCGTCAGAATAGAATCTTCGGGGTGTTGGAGGTGTGTGTTTTTCATGCTGTTAGTATGGCACGGAACAGGGGACAAATCAAGCAGGTGTGTGGAGGTTGTTCAACTGTCACACTCATTCTGTTAAGTTATCGATCTGCCTATAAAGTTCTGAATGAGATGGAGGATTTTGACTGGAATCACTATAATAGCGATAAAATGCACTGCCTTTAGGTGGCAATTCTCTTTTAAGTCTTTCTTTCTTCATCATCAGTTGGTATGCTCTTTGATACCGATCTAATGCAATTTCAAAATCATTCATCGACGAATCTCACTGATAGCGGGTTGACCTTGATTAAACACAACATCAACAACTGCCTGAACTTTCTTGGCAGTGCTGATACCAACTCGGTCATAAGTTGGAATACAAACTAAACCAAACTTCTTCTCACTTCCACCCAAACGAATCACACGACCGATAGACTGACTGATACCGATGTAGTCCATGTTCCTCATGAAGATAACAGCCTCAAGTCCACTTACATTGATACCCTCAGACAGAATAGAGTGGTGAAGAACAACAAATTTCTTGCTCTTGTCCTTTCCCCAAGTATTCAGAGTGTCAAAGAATACGTCACGATTGACTTTCTTACCATCGATGATTGCACCTGTCTTGGATGTAATCGTCATCCAAGAATAACCACGTTGATACAACTCAGCACAGAAGTCAGAGTGAGTCAAAAGGTTGATGATTTGCTTTGTTGTGCGAGCACAGATCAAAGTCTTGTCGATGTTGTTGTCATCAATGGTTTCAATAAGATTGTCACAATCATCAGCAAACATTACCTTGCGACCTTTAATCATAGGCAATTGCTTGACTACAACTTTAGGAGGGAGAATGTAACCATGTTCAACCAACTCAGGAGCAGGCACATTGCACAGAACCTGACCATAGACACTCCAATTCATGCCTGGTTTAGTAGCAGCAAGAGAATGTTTAGGGGTTGCTGTATAGAAATAGCAACGATCTGCGTTCTCTGCAAAGTATTCAGTAGCAGGGAAGAAGTTCTTCTTCACGGAATTATGTGCTTCGTCAAAGTAAATGTTATTCACCTCAATATCTGCCTCCATCACACGATGCAGAGAATTGTAGGTGGTGAAGATGATACAATTCTCACCCATAGTGCGAGCACAATTTGCATACACGGCAATCTTTTCTGCTTTGGTTGTGCTGAAGTGATGTGTTTCACCACTGTGAACGTGCATCACATGCAAATATGGGTCACTATTGTTAGGATCAATGACCTCCATAAATTCAGAACAAAGTTGTTCTGCCAGCAAAATACGAGGAGCAACAACAACAGTCGTCACACCACTATTGCAACGATCCATGGAAGATTTAGCATCCATGATCATCGTCAATGTTTTACCACCACCAGTGGGAACAATCACCTGACCTTTGTTGTAATTTTGCAGACGATCAATGATGCGTTCTTGATGCGGGCGAAGAGTGATGGTCAATGCTGCTTTGTCGATGAATACAATATAAAACCCCCTGACTTGAAAGTCAAGGGGTAGTGGACAGAACAAATAGTGTCACATCTTAACAATTAATATCTCATGTGATTCTTTTTTGTTATGTTTAACACCTCTCTCTTTCTTATACTTTCCTACTCGTGTTTCACCTGCTTGATAAGAATAATGCCACTCAGGATAGTATAACTCAAAGTCAGAATAGTATTCACGAATTGTCTCACAATTATTGTAAGACAGAATAAAACTACCTTTGTGATTGTGTAACTGATCTCTCAACTTCTCATGATCAAATCCTTTGTGATGAACATCAATGTTGCAATTAGGATACATTCCCTTCAACATTTTGTTATCAGAGTCAGAGTCTTTATTCAAATAATATGGAGGATCTAAGTAAATCAAATCATTCGGATAGTTTGGGATAACTTGATCAAAAGTTTGCTCCTCCACATGTAAACTAGGATTGTGATAAGACCTGATATAATTCACCATCTTATCCCATTTTGTTTGACTTTCATATATCTTACTCATCCACCCCATATACATCGGGCCATAAGAAAGATTGTGGTTAAAGTAATAGTATGCAGCAGCAGTGATGTTATCTAATTGAATTGGTTCACGTTTGTAGTGATCAGTTCTCCAATCTTTGAGCATCTCCTGTGTATAATCCCACCGAACTAATTGTTCTTTGATTTGAATATATTCTTCTTTAGTAGGAGTTAGTTTCTGGAGTGCATCTGCAAACTCATTAGGTGAATCTAACAGTACCTTCCAGAAATTTACGAGTGCATGAAAGATATCAAATCCATACACGGGAATATCAAGTTCAGATGACCACTTTGATTCTAAAGAACCTCCCCCAATAAAGGGAGAGATGATTCGCTTAGGATATGGAAGTCTAGGAATATATTCAGTTATGATTTTATATGCCTTAGATTTACCACCTGCATATCGAATTGGTGTCTTCATACTCTAGGATCTGCAAATTTACTTGAAATTTTGATTGCATCAGCGATAGTTTCCTTTCCAATGCGATACGCAGCAGCGAAACTTTGGGCATCAGCATATTCTGCATACTTATCTAAGACATAGTATAGCACATAACGATTAGATTTTCTATCTGTATATGGTTTTACTAAACCATCTTGAGAGATGATCTGAGAGAGAACTTTGGTAATGTAATCATAAAATTTTTTCTTCCTTCCATTAGTCAAAGTGTCGATAAACTCTTGCAATAGGACTATCGAACGAAGTGCAGTTCCATTTAAGTGTTTTGCCTTTGGAAATAACTTTTTCCAAAGATTGTGACCTCTCACAATTTTGTCAAAATTCTCACTATTATAGTCAACTGTCATAAACCAAAATTGGTAGAAACCTTTCAGTTCCATTGGAGGATCTTTCTTATTCTCTTCATCATCTTCATCATCACGAACAGCACCAAATGTTCCATCAACAACAAGATCTAGAGACATAAGAACTTGTTGAACCCACAATGCTTCAGGTACTTTCCAGACAACTCCGGCACGAATCTCTTCTAGTTTTGTGAGTTTCTTTCTAAAAGTATTAAGTTCGGTGAAAATTTGTGCCTCTGCCTCTTCACATTGCTGAAGAGTATAACCTTCAGGATGCCTGATAACAGCACTCATATACGGATCTTCTACACCACTTTGAAGATACTTGATGCCCTTGTGTTGACCATCAATAACTCTCGAACCACGTTCTGATTCGGGAACAGAGTCAGGACGAATGGCAATAACCATCGGGAGAAGTAGTGACCAATTCATTTGTCCCTGCTTTTTTAACGACGAAGCAGAAATCAATCTTTGGTATTTTTCTTCTGGAACAAGTGCTAACACCTCAGTGCGTGTCAGTTCAGTGTATTCCAGTTTTTCACCTATTGCTCCAGTTGGAACATTTAAATAGGCAAATTGTTGGGCGAGTTGCCCTAAAGTCTTAGACATGGTGATACCTCTTTGGTATTAGTTTGAAAAAAATTGCAGGCACTCTTTGTGCCTACAACAAAATTATATATCAGATTAAAAAGTTTGTCAAGCAGGTACAACCATAGCAGTAAGATTGTCTTTAAGAAAATCATAAAGACCAGCAGTACGAACACCATGATTCATAGAACCGCAGTGATCTTTACCACCACGAATCTCAAGATAGAAAATCTCTTTGTCATTAGTACGAACTACGATTTTAGCACCTTCAGTAACATGAACTTCATAATCGGAGTTGACATATAGATTTACAACATCTTTCATATCATAAACATATGCGTCAGCATCAACTTCTTTCATGATAACCAAACGATTAGCATCATAACTATCACTAAAAACTTTTTCAATAACAATACGAAAGTTATCTTTATTACGCAACCACTTAGCAGCATTATTTGCAGTAGATTTAAACTTAGCAAACAATTCAGTGTCTACCATATCATTATTCTGATACTTGAAGAGTCGATGATCGTAACCAGCAGATTGAAATTTGTATAGAAAACTATCAGATCCATAAATGATTTGACTTCTATTCAGACGAGAAAGAAATAACTGAATGTTAGTAGCAGCACCTTTTACTGAATCACGATAATTCTCTTTAATAACATCAGGTTTTTGAGTTCCTTTAACTACTACACCACCGATGCGCTTTGCATATACATCTTCTTTCTTATGACCACGAACTTTAACCTTAGATGCCACAGCACTGGTGGGAGCATGACGGGATCCTTTGTAACCTTGAACGATTGCCATGTGCTTGCTTGTGTCGATGTAGATATTATAACGCACAGAGAGACCCCTAGGAGACCCTCTGTGCCACTTGTTCAGTCGTCTGCGTCTTCTTGCACTTCTTCTGCTTTTTTAACTACTTTCGGACCTTTATGCACACGATCAAGTTCATAAAACCATGCTACACGTTCTCGACGTGCTTGCAATAGCATATCATATTGAGTCTGTTGATCTTTAGTATAGGTGAAGTTCTGCAACCTCCAAGTATTACGAAGCTCTTGAAGATGTGGCAGCAC